TCGATGGCTTGGCCATACTTTAGTCCGTATTCGGGAGAAAGCTTTTTAAGCTGATCCGCAAAAGGATCAGGGAACATTCCATATCCAGAACTCATTCTATCTTAATTACCTTGTACGCAAAGATAGCAAAATACTTGGGCATAGATAAAAAAAGCCCCAGACACATAACTATGTCCGAGGCTTATAAACCAATACACAATGAAACTGTCTTAAAAAAGACGATGCTAATATACGACAAGATTTTAAACTTGTCAAGTGTATTTTCTCTGGACTGATAAATTACCAGAGTTTCCGTAGTATCTGAAGAATTGTTTATCCTCAAATGTAGCCTTCTTCTCTTCTTTCTTTTGAGTCTGAGCTGCAAGCAGAGCAAATCCAGAGCTGATTGTTAAGTCGAACTTTGTTCTGTCTGATATTCTGTAGCCAATCCAATCTTCAAGCGTTCTATTGAAGTACATATGCCCGAACTCATTTGCTCCTAAGTCACCAACGTGATTAAAGATATAGTCCTCAATAGCTTGAGCGTGAGTCTGTATGATGTCTTGAGAGTTACTAGGCACACCCTTTGTTCTTACGTTTCCAGATCCGGGAGCTTTTAAATGAGCTGGTCTATCCATAATGTATTCGTCATTTCCCCTCTCTTCAAAGAATCTTACCATCCCGTACTTGTTGTTCTCCACTAGCAGTGGATATCCAAAGAAGAACGAAGCCATTAGTACTTGCTCGTAGAACATCTTAGCCATCGGTGGTCTATCTACATACTCTGCAACGAAGTGATTGCACGGGCCAACAGAATTCATCACATTAAACAAATGACAGCTACCTTTAGACGATCTTGTATCCACAGTCTGATCTATGTCATAGCTATCAACTCCCCCTCTTCCTATGCCTCCGTTTGGTGGTGATATCTTTCCAGACTTACCCATAACCTTCTTGTTCCTGTATTCCATAGGAGGGAGCCAAGATACTCTCCACTTGCCGCTCTCCTTTGGAACAAACAATACTTCAGTATCCATCACTCCACCCTTCCACACAAAGTCTCCGCTTACAACTGGAGATGGGTAGAATGAGTTGTTGTGTTCTATCTGCTGATATATCCTACCTACGTCGAAGTGACTTCCGTCTACAGACTCTCTTACTGCTTCGTCTTCTGAGAATGGGAACTGCCTAATGAATTCGTTAAGCTCACGTGCATCGTGCTCCAAAGACTTACGCTCGTTCTTGAGATATGTCTTAGCCCCATAAGATACTGTAGTTCCGTCAAGAGTCATTACTGGAGATGTAGGATCTTCTACGATAGCATTTCCATACACATCAAAGAATCCTTCTAATGCTTCATAAGCAGGGATGAACAGCTTGTATAGTCCAGATGCTGTCCTTCCGTTGGCGTTCCTATTCAGTGGATCGCTATCATCTATGAGTGCCTTATACTCCTTTCCTCCCTTATCCATAGGATTTACAGTGCTACCCACAAGTGCCTTCCCAACGATCTTCTTTCCAACGATAAGACAGGTCTTCTGTATCCTCCACGCCTCTCTGATGTCTACTGGCTTCTCCCACTTGCCTGCCTCGTCAAGATAAAGCCAATACAGCTTCTCTCCATCATAAGCATTGTTGGTGGTGTTCTTCCAGTTGATAACAGTATTAAGAGCGTCATTCTCTACAGATGTCTTGTTTGACTTTGTGATCTTCTTAGACGGCTCTCTGAAGGCAAGCTCCATACGTGGGTTTGTAGTACCATCTTGTATAGGCTTAAAGAAAAATGGATATCCTTTGTACATAGGAACAATCTTCTTCATGAAGATATTCTCTTGTGCATCCTTACCAGTCTTAGACTGTATCCCAAGAAGCTTATTGACTACCCTAGTCCCATCATTGACAAGAACTGTAGAGCAACAGTTGGTATACCCAGAACGCCTACACTTTGTGTACAGCTGTCCAAGACTCCTGTCATCTACAATGCAAGCCTCCATATGCAAGAATATCTTACGCTGGAAGTCAAGATAGCTAGGATATCCAACATCAAACTTACTCCACTGAAGAGCCATATAGTGTCTTCCAGTGATGTATGTTGGAACTCCGTTATTGTAAAACCAAACTCCATCCTCCCTGCGAGTGAACTCTTCGTCTATGTACAGTTCCCACTTTGAGCGAAACTCTCTTGGCATCGCTCTCCATTCATCCATAGACTTTATCCTCTCAAGCTCGTGTGGGAGTTCTTGCCTCTTCCACATCTGCTTATCCTTTGGGAGATTGTAGTTTAGTATCTTGCTCTTCTCAGGAACTGGTGGGAGCATTATGTACAATCCGCCTATTTCAATAATCTCACCGTCTTGTTCAGAGTTAGAGATTTTGATTATAAGCTCGTCATATCCTTCTTTTTGTATAAGCATTATCTACCTTGTCCGTTGTAGGCTTTCTTGTAGTTCTTGCTCGACTTTAGTACGGATGTTTTCTTCTTGGAGTGTACGTTAGGATGTTTAATCTTAGGCTTAGGGATAAACACCTTTTCTGTTTGCTTCTTTGTCTTTGCCATCTTATTTATTTCTTAGCTCGTTTCTCTGCAAAGCCAACACCGTAGTCCTTTTCCTCTCCAAGACTCTCACCGCTGTCGAGAGTATCTATCATTTCTTGAAGTTTTTGTCTTTCGACAATCAAGTCCTTACAGTCTATGGCTGTCTGTTTTATAGAATTTAGTTCTGCCTTTCTTGCTGAACCAGATGCCTCTGGATCAACTGGCTTCCTCACTTCCTCTATCATATTTCTTATAGCATCCTCCATCGCAGACATCAAATCTATAGCAGCAGCCTTAGTTGTAAAGTTACTCTTCGACTTCAACATAGCTGATGTCTTTTGCCTTCATCCTATACACCACATCTCCATTGTCAAGAGTCATCTTATAGTCTGAATTCTTGTCAAACCCAACGATATCTCCATTCTTAACCCCGTAAGAAAGAAGCTCTTCGCTTGGCGTGTGGATGACAGCACGCCTCTTAGGCTTGTTGTGGATAGCTAATTCTGTTATTATTCCCGTTGATGTAACCTCGTCTTTGTTATCGTCTGGAACTGGAGTCATAAATACCCAGTCTGCAAGCATACACATCTGTTCGTCAGACTTCCTCCTATATGCGATAGCGTGACCTTGATATCCATTGCTTGAATCATACATAACCATATACAGATCATCGCCAGCTTTTAAATTCTCAGATGATGTTACGTGATGATGGAAGAATAAAACGTCTCCGGGGACAGCACCAGTATAATGACGAGAAGGTGCAGATACTATCTCACCGAAACAAATCCTATGATCGAAAGGATTCCATTTTGGATCGATGTAAATCTCTACGCCACCTGCTACAGTGACGGTGTCGTTATGAGTCTTTGAAACCCTAACGATGAAGTGGTTAAGTGATTGCATTGTATTTGAATTGTATTTAATTTCATTAGTCGAAGTCGCAGTCGTATTCTACTACGCAAGGTATATTCTCTATGCTCTTCCATATAAAGCTTCCGCTTTCTCCCTCTACGTAAACATTATACCTTCTTAGGTTGTGAAGCAAGAAAGCTCTCTCGTCTTCTTCTATAAGAACAACCTTACCAACGCCAGCAGAGTTCCCAACAACGTATGTCATTGCGTCCTTAGGATTTACGCCTACGACAATCTTTCTGATTATATTCATTTTAGTTTAGATATATGTCCTTGTCGAACAGGTCTCCGTATTTACTTCCACCATCCCCACCGCTATTTCTAACGTATGAGTCAACACCACGATCATACAGCATATTCAGTTCTCCGAGGCTATATGCGTTTGTTTGCATTATGTGGAACACGCCATCGTTTTTGTCGCTTTCCCCGATAAATGATAAACTATAGATGATATTGTCACCTAGTTCATTTGCATCGATGTACTCTGCTATACTCAGCAGAAACTCTTTGATTTTAATTACGTGTTCTTCATTCATTATGCTGAAGTTATTGCTGCTACTGTTCCTACGTTCTGGTTTGTTGTCAAGTGTGCACTAACGAGCCACCCTTTATTGTCGTATGCTATAAGCTCTATAGAGTCACCAGAAGCACCGCCAGTTGTTGTTGAGTCGAAATCTATCTTTAAGTGGTCATAGCTACCCGGAGCAGCAGATGCTGTTGCCCTCTGAACTATCTGAGTATCCCCACTTGTTCCTCCAGTCTTGTGAACCTCTACCTTCCCGTAGAAGTATTGTTGTGGTGAGCTACTACCTTCATCATTAGTAACGAAGTTAAACTCTGTGGTAGACCTAACGTCAATATAAAACCTAAGCATCATACCTGCTTGAGGGGTTGGAAGCTTAATATCTCCACCAGCTAAAGAGGAAGCGTCAATAAAATGAACTCGCTTGAAGTCCTCAGCAGTTAGAACAACAGATGATGTGATATAGTTTAATGAAGGCATTGAAAGAGCCAACACTACATTGCCTCCTGATCCAGTTGAGGTAACTCCATCAGTACCAGAGATGGTGAATGACGATGGTGATCCTAGTCCGTTATCTCTGTTTACCTTTGGGTTTGTCCCAGATACTACAGATACAGAAGCGTTTCTAAAGAATGGGAGCTGTCTAGTCCCTACCTTCCCAGATGAATCAACAACAAGTGCTTGAGAAGACGATGATGCAACTGCTGAGTTTATTGATAAGCTGTTTACTTCAACGTCAGTAGTTGAAACCTTTATTGGTAGT